GCGGGAATATGAAGCCCGAGTACCTCTATACACCGGAATCCAACCAACTGATGTCGGCGATTGCGCAGCAATGCGCGTCGCACTAGACACCAATGTTGGATCCGTCGCATAAGAGCACTCTACTTCAGCCTCCTTGACCCACTTGAAAGAGTGGCAAAAGTCAAGAAGCGTTACATTGATAGGATAGTTATCCCGAGCAAAAGAACTCAGGAAACCGGAGACGTCGACTACCCAGTCGACGACAAAGGAGAAAGGTATAGCGTTCCATAGAATCCCGGGGTCCAATCGGACTCCGAGGGCATCTAGGTGACCATAGATCTTCTCCAACGGACTATCCATCAACGGCAAGGTATAGATATACCTCATCGTTGCATGATAGACTGGTCGCAAGCGCCATCTACTACGTCTTTTAAGCGTAATATTTGAACGCTGGCCGCCTGCCCCTTGCCAATCCGATATCAGACCAGAGGTCCAAGATACCGAATTGTTAGAGGTGGCATATACCCAGTCTCTATGCGACGCAACTCCGGATGACTCCGGTAGGGTACGTTTATAGTGCCTTTGTTGCGGCGTAGCAGCGAACCTCTTGAGTCTCTCTATCCTCTCGGACAGAGTGGTCAAGTCGTCGTGTATCTGGAATACGTCCTTGATTAAGGGAACGATTCCGAACTGAGTGTTTAGATGCGCGTTATTCAAGCGGGTGACAAGTTCCTTATAGAACTGAAGTCGCCGTTTTGGATCACGCAAATCCCTCAACGCAGAATTGCGTTGAAGAATGCGCCTAAGGGACCCAGTAGGATTCATACGCTTTAGATCTTTTAGCTCTAAGACCGAGTTCACCAGAGAGGTGCCTCGGTTCAGCGACGGTAGCATAAATGCAAGTGCTTGTTCAGCATATGCATTCATATCTATCGGCGGGGGCGTACGAAGACTGAGCGTGGTGCTTATTTGCGATGCCGAGATGTTTATGGCGTAGGCGTTCCCGCCCCAGCCACGATACATCCGGTGTTCGACAAATGGAGCATCAAACTCATTGGTCTCCCAGGTATGGGTACAGCCGCGAAAGCGGCCATCCTTCCCGGTATCATCGGATATACTTGACACCTGGTCCGTATATCCATTTGGTACCGTCCAGGTCACTGGCGACGTCTTAAACGGGTGATAGGCCACCGTACGAACTATTGGGTTCGACGATGGACTATTCCACGCATGTTCGTAGCAAGAGACCGTAGGACAGGGTGACCCCGACGTGGTTCTTATTCTGCTCATGTCAATCAG